GCGGGATCATACCCCGGCCGGCGTTTACCCATGTTGTTGCATTTGCAACATTGCAAACCGGCAAACGTAGCACCTACTACAAACCTCGCGTGTTGTGTCGTGGCCCCTGTCGGAATGTACGCCGGATGGCCCGAGACCCCGAGGGCGTAGCCCGAGAGGGTGACCGGCGAAGCCGGATTCGATCCCGACCCCCTTCGGTCGAATCCTGCCCTACCCCGTGACCTACCTGCCTGCCACCGGCCGTGGACGTTCACCCACCGGCAAGCCCCACCCCTACCAGCGACGATGGCCACCCCACCCCACCCCCACCATGCACCCATGAGGGGACCCCACCCCCCCTCTACTACTACGATCTCCCGTATTTTTTGGCCCTTTTGATCGGGGTGGTGGGCGGCGGTGTGGGCGGCTCGAGTGGTGTGTTGCGGTTGCGTTACGATTGTTACAACTTCATGGCTGCATTATCATGCAGGTCGTTGTGCTGTGCGCCGAGGGCCTCCCGCCTCGCTTCGCTCGTTGGGTCGATGCTTCGGCTTCGTTCCTCAGCCTCGCATCCTCAACCCTTGTGACAGGGCTGGTGCTTTTCCTTCCCCCACAATTCGGGCTAGTAGCCTCAGGGTGCCGGTCTAGTTTGTTCGGTGGACAACCTTCGTCTTTACGTTAGAGAACGCTGCTCCCTCGCGTCGATGCATGAGGGTCTACCCACGTTTCCGTGTGTCACCACAGCCGGGTGCAGTTTCCGGCCAGGTCATGCTTGCTCGAGAGCAGGGTTTGCGGTTGTGGCTGTGAGAGTAGCAGAGTCCTGTCGGAGAGTTGCACCATTCTTCGTAACAGTTGTGTTACGGTGATGGTCTCTGCGGATACGGAGGTTCAGGGGTGAGTGTTGTTGATGATTTGATGGGTACGGTCGTCCGACTGGGGAACGACCAGTTGGTGGCGCAAGCCCGGTTCGCGCTCGAATCTCAAGGCGTGTTCCTGACACCGAAAGAATGCAAGGTAGCGTTTTTGGCTGCGGCGCACACTTTGGAGCTTGCCGAACGTTCTTATGATGTGGGGACGTTGACCGCCGGGGAGATGGTGGCCTGTCAGGCGGTCGCCAGCCTGTCCATGCAGATTTGGGCCACGTTGCACGACATTGTGGACGGGAAGATCATCCTGTGACCACCCGTAAGGTAAGCGAATCCGCTCAGGAGATCGTCGCAGGGATCAAAGGTCGCAAACCGCATGACGGCATTCCCACCCATCGTGTTGTTGACGACCTGTCCACCGTCGAGATTGAGCATCCGGGCGAACGGGAACAGGGCCGTCGGGCGCGTCGAGCCGCCGATCTGGATGAGGTGCGTGTCAAAAAGCAGTTGGATCGCGCCGAAGCGAAGAAACGTGCCGAACAGTTGCGTGTTTTAGGCGAAGAAATGTTGGCTTCCGGGGTGGCTTCGAGGGAGATCCTCCCCAAATTGGCGCAAGGGATCATCGTTGACTTGGGTTTGAGGCTCGCCGGGGGTGAATGGGAGATCAAATCGGCTGAAGAAGCCACCAAAGTGGCGAAAATCTGGTATGACATCCTGCGTTTGGAGTCCGGTCAGGCGACATCCATCCAAGAACAGCGCACCGGAAGCCCCGAAGACCGTCTGATGCGTCTCGAAGAGCTGAAACTTGAGGCCAAACGGCGTGTTGAGGCCGGATTGCGGGCGATCGGGGACGGCGCATGAAAGGATTTACGCACGAAAAGCCTGTTGAAGGCCTGAAAGACGAATGGCTTACTCCGAAATGGCTGACCGATCGTCTCGGCCCGTTTGACCTTGACCCGTGCGCGCCGTGTGTGCCACCGTGGGCTACGGCAACGTTGTCAATGTGCATATGCGACGATGGGCTAGCGCAACCGTGGGAAAGCAACGCATTTATTTGGTGCAATCCCCCTTATGGCAAACAAACATTTGTGTGGCTAGACAAACTTGCCAGCCATCCTGGTGGAGGGATTGCTCTCATCTTTGCTCGCACCGACACGAAAGGGTTTCACCGGTCTGTATTTGATAAAGCCGACGCGATCCTGTTTCTGCAAGGCCGCCTCAAGTTTCATCATGCAGACGGCAGACAGGCCGACACCGCCACGGCTCCGTCGTGTCTTGTTGCCTATGGGCTTGAAGCTGTGATGCGCCTTGAACAAATGTCTGAATACGGAAAGTTGGTGCGAATATGAACCTGCTGTCCGACGACGAGTTTGTTCAGCTCACACCCGCCGAACAAGACGAATATTTGCGTCTGCTTGAGGCTGACCTGTCCGCATGGCGGTTGACGGGCAACATCCGGCAGGAACGGGCGCACATCCTCGTCGGCAAAACCGACTGGCTGCTGTACGGTGGCGCGGCTGGCGGTGGAAAGTCCGAGTTGCTCGCCTATCACGCCAACGAACTGTCGCTGAAATACCCTGGTCACCGCACCCTGCTGATCCGTACCGCTCTCCCCGAACTACGGCGGTCGCTCATCATCCGTTCACAGGTGCGCTACGCCCAACTGAACGTGGACGCCCAACTGCGGTCGATCGACAACGTGAAAGCCTGGTGGTATGGCAACGGGTCTGTTGTTGAATACGGGTTTTGTGCTCGAGACGAGGATGTCGGCCAGTACATGAGTGCCGAATACGACTTCATCGGTTTCGATGAGGCAACCCAGTTCACCCCCTATCAGATGCTGATGATCTCCGGTCGTCTGCGTACCAGCAGGAAAATGACCAATTTGGGTGTCCGAACCCACGTCCTGTTCGCCACCAACCCGGGTGATCGCGGCCATACGTTCCTGTATCGGATGCTGGTGCAACCCACCCAACATGGCCGGTTCGCTGTCGTCTACGACGTGCGCGACGGTTTCGAGAACCCCGACATCGTCCGACGGGTCGAACTCCCCGACGACAACACGGAACTCGCCAAGCTCGAGATCCCCCATGATCCGAACGACCATCTGGTGGTTGCTTTCGTGCCGTCCACCGTCGACGACAACCCGCACATCGACCCCACCTACCGTAAACACCTGTCGATGCTCCCTGAAACGGAGCGCAAACAGAAACTGTTAGGTGACTGGGACACGTTCACCGGCCAGTATTTCACCGAGTTCCGGCGTGACCTGCACGTCGTCGAACCGTTCGAAATACCTGAAGAATGGCCCCGATACCGTGGGATTGACTTCGGTACCGCCAACCCGTACTGCTGTTTGTGGGGTGCATGGGACCCTGCGACAGGGGTGTGTTACGTCTATCGGGAGGCATACCAGCGGAACCTGACTGTCGCCCAGCAGGCGGCGCAAGTCAAAGAGATGTCCAAGATGGCGAACGGACGCCAAGAGCCGATTATCGCCACCGCTATTGACCCGTCCACCTACAGCAACACGTCCGGTATGGGAACCACCGTTGCCGGTGTGTACAACAGTCTCGGTGTTCACGTCACTCGCGCTAAGAACGCTCGAGTGTCCGGTTGGCAGAACGTGCGACGCTACCTGCAACCGTCGCCGGTCACCGGACAACCGAAACTGCAAGTGTTCAAAACGTGCGAAAACCTTGTTCGCACACTTCCGGCGATGCGTCACGCTAAAATCCAAGTTGAGGACATTGACACCGACGACGAAGATCATGCGGTGGACGCACTCCGCTATCTTCTCGCCTGCCGTCCTTACACAGAGATACGTCGTCAAAAGACACAAAGTCTGCCCGGTGCCGAAGGTAAGGTGCAGAAGTTCATTGAACGGCTGGACAAATCAGCCAAGAAACGGAGATGGTGAATGAGGCTCGTCGACAACTACAACTATCTGCCTGGTTGCTGTTGGATTTGCCGTGGTGTGGCCAAGCCGATCATCGACATGGAACAGGACTTGGATGGACATAACAGTCCTGAAGACCCGAACCCGTCTGCGGTGACCCGTCTGTACATTTGTGCCGACTGCGCAATCGAAATTGGGCGTATGTGCATGGACTCTCGAGGATTGGAGTTGGTGCGTTACGGCGAACTTTCGTCTGCTCATCGTGTCGCCAACGAACTCGCCGCCCGAGCCGAAGACGCTGAAGCACGTCTAGCCGCTATCGCTGGGGCTGTCGATGGTGTACAGTTTGGTTCTACAGAGAAGGCAGGCTCTGTACCTCCGACCGACGGGGGCGATCCTGCGCCGGATGACGCACCATCCGAGCCGGACGCACCCCTCGCCCGCAAGCGCGGTCGCCCTCGTCGGGAGGAAACCCCTGCCATTGACACCGACTTCGTAGGTGACCTGTGATCGCTGCGGTGTCCATAGCGATTCTGGGCGTTCTCTGTCTAGTTCTGCTTCGGGAGAACCGTCGTCTGACTAATCTATTGTTGGCCAAGAATCCGGCTGTTGCGGTAGCAATGGAACGGACACCGAAAGCTCGCAAGAAAGATCGTGACGACAACAAAGCCCGCACCGCGTGGCAGACCCCAGTTGAGGCAGTAGGACCGTGAACAAGCCGTGGCAACCACCTTCACCGCAGGAAGTCATCAACCTGTGGAGCAAAGCCGACCAGTATCTGCTCAAAGAGCGACGCGACTACTGGATGAACGCTTCGTACTTCGGTGGCCACCAATGGGTGTGGTGGGATCACACCCGTAACATCGTCCAAGAACTCGATTATGCGACCGAAGCGGAACGCTTCACCCGTATCACCGTCGACAAGTTCGGTCCCCGCGTCACCAACCTGATCGCTCGAATGACCCGCTCACCGCTGGTGTGGGAAGTGGAACCGTCCGGCATTGACGACTCCAGTTTGCGCCGTCAACGTCTCCAAGAGCAACTGTTGCTGTCGGAAGCACACGAACAGGATTGGGCTGAGATCCGGGAAGAATCCCTGCTCCAGACCCTTTTTGGTGGTGCCGCCGCCGTCTCGGTGGACTGGGATCCCGGTTTGGGCAAGGTTGTCGCCACCGACCCGGTGACCGGTATTGACATCCCTGCCGGTGGTGTGAGACTCACCCCGTTGGGCATCTCCGAGTTCTGTTTGGAACCCGGCTCCCCCGATGTGGAGTCGGCCCGCTACTGGATTCGCTGTGTCGCTCTACCCCCTGAGCAGGTGAAAGAGCGGTACAACTTGGATTGGGATCCGGTGCCGGACGCCGAAGCCGCCCTGTCGGCACGGCATCGCACCCTCCTGTCGCGCCGTCCGCAAGGCCAACCGCCTCGCCTCACCCTCGTCTACTGCTACTACGAGCGTCCCACCAGCAGGACTCCCGGCTGTGTCGTCCATGTGGTCAACAACAAGCAGGTGTATTCGTACGGCGACGGGCAAGGCTGGCCGTTCCCGTTCTCCAGCCTGAACCTTGCGGTGTTCACGCAACGCCGTATCCCTCGCACATGGGTCGGCCACACCCTCCTCACGCCCGCGCGCGACATCCAGTACGCCTACAACCGTGCGCGATCCACCATTCTGGAACACATGCGTAAAGCGGCGAACGCCCGACTGATGGTTCCGGCAGGGTCGATTGAAGATTCGGATGTGATCACCACCGATCCGGCTGACGTGATGGAATACAACGCCGAGCTGGGTGAACCGCATTGGCAGACCGCACCGGATGTACCCCGTTGGATCAGCATGGAAGCCGCCCAGTTGGAAGCCGAAATGGACGACATCTTCTTCACCCATGCGGTGTCTCGAGGTCAAGCACCTGGCGACCGAAACTCTGGTTTGGCTTTGTCGGTTCTCGCCGAAAAGGACGACACTCCGCTCGGCCCGATGGCTCGCAACCAGTCGGCCATGTGGGCGAGGATCGGACGCATGACCCTCCAGTTGTATCGTGCATACGCATCAAACTCGGGTATGGTGCGAAGCCAAACGCTCACCACCCCTCAAGGCAACACCCTCCAGTTTGAGTGGACAGCCGAAGACATTGAAGAATATCCGCAGGTCAAAGTGCCGTTGGATGCGACCGCCCCCCGCTCCAAGATCGCCACCCAGTCGGTCATCACCAGCCTCGCCCAACAGTTTCCACAGGCATTCCAGAATGTGGACGGAACCGCGTTGGCACGAATGCTGGACTTGCCTGACCCTCGAGGGTTCCTCGGCTCCACCGACCCCGACATCACCAAAGCCGAATGGGAGAACGGTCTGCTCATGCAGGAAGTTCCCGTCATGCCAGCCGACTTTGATGATCACGCCAAGCACATCGCACAACACAACCGTGAACGCAAATCCCCTGCATACGAACTTGCGTCGCCGGGTGTGCGTCAAACAATCGACATCCACATTCAGGCGCACCAGACGATGGCCGCCGAAGAAGCGCAACAGCAGATGATGCGGATGCAAATGATGCCAGGGGCTGAAGCCCTGCCGCAAGCCAACGAACCAGCCGGTTCTTTGGTCCCCCAAGCAATGACCGGACAACCCGGCGTACCACAGGAGATGCAACCCTTATGACCGATTTCGCCCCCGAACAGGCGGTGGATGCCGCCCCGATGGAGGGTGTAGCAGACGAAACTGCCACATCTGCAATTGACTACGAAGCGAAGTACCGCGCCGAAGTGCAGGATCGCATCAAGGAACGTGAGCGATACAAGCCTTTCGTCCAGACTTTCGGCAAAATGCATCCCGACGACGCTCGAGCGGTACAAGAGTTCGCAACGGCGTTCGCTTCCGGCGACACCGAAACCGCTGTCCGATGGATGGTGGACAACGCCCGTACGCTGGCCGGAGACCGATTCGACTCGTTCATCACCCCCGCCCAACAGCAGGCCATCAACACGGCGGTCGCCCAACAGGCATACTCGGACGGCGCGAACGCTGGAATGACCGCCGACCAGGTGGAACAGCTCGTCCAAACCCGCCTGAACGAAAGCCTCCAGCAGATGCAGCAGGCGCAGGCGCAACAGCAGTACGAACGCCAGATTGAAGAAACGCTGACCCAACATGGACTTTCGCCGGACACCCCGCTCGCAACGGCTGCCATTGTGGCCGCCTCCAAGCGACCCGACCTTGACCTCTCCGCAGCCATTCGTGAGGTGGAGGAACAAGTTCTGGCGCAGGCGCAAGCGATAGCGACCCGACGTGCCGAAGCCTCCAACGGGTTGGGCGCACCGATTGTCAACGGTGTCCCTGTGGTTTCTCCGAACGGCCAGCAGATGACACCGCGTGAACGTGCGATGGCTCGTCTGGCACAGAACGGACTCTGACGTAACGTCGGCACAAGGGAAGGCACTCTTTTATCCTTTGAGTGACCGCCGATGTCCCCGTCCAACGGTTTCAGTCTTTTACGTTGGGCGGGGCGATTCCCTTATTTGACAATCGCATGACAGTCGTGTGTAGACTGTGCAAAGAACTGGATAGTTCGCCCACATAGGTACCTCCATCGGATGATGGAAAGAGACAGCCGGACGGCTCAACTCAGATAGGTTCCGATTCCCCCCAATCAGACTCTCTCTCAGAAAGCACCAATCATGGCCGCAACCCTTTCCACAGTCGATGCCATCCTCAAGGATGACTACAAGGAATACCTCGACAACCTCAACGAGGCGAACTTCATCCTCTCGCAGGTCGAAACCCGCAAGGACACCGTCCAGGGTCGAATCGCCCGTCACGCCGTCCACCTCGGACGTTCATCCGGCGTCGGAGCGCGAGCCGAATCCGGCACCCTCCCCACCGCCGCCAACCAGTCGTACGCCACGGTTCCGGTTCCGGTCCGTTACGTCTACGGTCGCATCCAGTTGTCCGGCCCGACCATCAAGCAGGCCGTGACCGACCGTGGTGCTTTCATCGACGCGCTCGACGCCGAAATGGAAGGCATCAAGAAGGACGCGATGAAGGACGTGAACCGCCAGTTGTGGGGAACGTCGAACGGTGTGATCGCCCAATGTGGCACCACCTCGTCGTCCACGACCGTCGTGTTGGCTTCCACCACCGGCACCACCGCTCTGCGCCAGTTGTTCTTCGACGGCGGCATGGTGGTCGACATCGGAACGGTCGCTTCGCCGACCACGGTGGCTTCGGCTCGTACCGTCACCTCGGTGGACGAGACCAACAAGACCATCGCCATTTCGGGTGCTGCGGTCACCACCTCGTCGTCGCACTTCGTGTTCCGTTCGGGAGCGGGTGGAGCCTCGAGCAACACCGGTCAGCCCGGTGACGGTCAGGTCGAGTTGACCGGTCTCCAGACCATCGTCGACGACACCGCCATCCTTCACACGATCAACCCGTCGAGCCAGCCGAAGTGGAAGGCTTACGTCAACAGCAACAGCGGAACCAACCGTTCGGTCACCGAGTCGCTGATCACCGGTTCGATCATGAAGGTGTTGACCAACTCGGGCAAGAAGCCGCGCCTGTTGGTGTCGGCTGAAGGCGTGAACTTGGCCATCAGCAACCTTCTCCTGAGCCTCAAGCGCAACATGGAGCAGACCCAGTTGAAGGGTGGCTACGCGGGCATCCAGTTCTACAGCCCGTCGGTCTCCGGCAAGGGTGACGAAGCTCCCACGGCCCTCTACGCCGACTTCGACTGCCCGAACAACCGCCTGTACGGCATCAACCCCGAAGTGTTGGTGTTCCACCAGGTGGGCGACGGATTCCAGTTCATGGACCTCGACGGCGCGGTGATGAACCGTAAGCCCGACCAGGATGCCTACGAGGCGACGCTCTATATGTACGGCGAACTCGCCTGCAAGCAGCGCAACGCCCACTTCGTCATCAAGGATCTCACCGAGGTGAGCATCTGACATGGCCGCATCCGTCGCAATCACCTACGGGCCGGAAGTCCCCGGTTCACGCAAAGAAGTGTTCGGTGTCATCACCTTCGACTCGTCGTACCCGACGGGTGGCGAGGCGGTCACGCTGGCACAGCTCGGTGTGAACCGGCTCGACTGGCTCGAAGTTTCCACCGTCAACGGCAACGTCCCTTCGTGGGATGGTTCGACCTCGGCTCCCAAGGTCAAGCTGTTCTGGGTGGACACCACGACCGACGGCGCACCGCTGGCTGAAGTTCCGAACACGACGGATGTTTCCGCAACGACTGTTCGGTTCCACGCCATCGGAGCCTGATCCACAAATCCCCCAAACGTCAGGGCCGGTTGCCGAAAGGTGACCGGCCCTTTCGTCTAGGATGACCACCATGATTCGTGCAGCAGATTTGATGGGCAATGTTGACGGTGGGTCGGAGATGGCTGAAGTGTCGTTCGACGTGTACGACATCGCCAACCGTATCCAACGTGGCGACGAGTCGGGGTGGCGCGGTGACCCGTCTGCTTCCCTGATGTTCAACCCTCTCGCCAACCGGTTTGAGGTGTGGATGGTCGATGCGATGGGAACCCCGTATGTGGCCTGCTCCCATGATCGGTGCGATCACACGCTGATCGTCAAACTGATCGAAGGTGACTGGCAGAAGGGCAAAGCCTTGCACGACGATCTGATGAAGAAGAACAAGGCGGTGCGTGACGCACACGAAACCGCTGAACGTGAGAAAAGGTTGGAGTTGGCTGACAAACTGCATTGGGCGTTGGTGCGCGATGTGGGACACTTAGAAGGCTCCAACCGTCGAATCCACAGCATGAACCAGAAAGGCAAGTAATGGCGTCGTACACCGTGAACAAGGCGAAACACGCCGTCTTGACCCCCGATACGGTGGACACGGTGTCGTTCGGTGATTCGGTGTCGTTCGTGATTATCAGCAACCGCACCACCTCAGGTTCCCCCATCTTCTTCACTTACGGCGACCCAACCAAAGGTGTGCCGAACCCGACGGTGAACGGCGACGACTGCTATGTGGTGGGCATCGGCATGACCCTCAGCCTGGTGGGCGACGGGACAGCCTCCGACGTGAAACTGATCTCCAACGCCGCGCAGGCGTACAGCGTGATGGTGGTATGACATGAACAGACTTACTTTGCGTAACGCAGTCAAAGACCGACTGGCAATCAAATCAGACGGCTCCGGCAACAGCCTTGACGGCCTGATCACCAACACGTTCGTCAACACCAGCCTGAACGACGCTTTGAACCGTGTCAGCATGGAACGCGACTGGTGGTGGCTGGCTTCGACCGCATCGCTGTCGTTCGACACGGTGAACGGTGCCGCCACCCTTCCGTCCGACTTCATGCGAGCCAACGAACTGGTCATCAACTCGTCACCAGCCGAATGGGTTCCGCTCGAGACGTTCCTTGACCCGACATCGGACAACAGCACTTTCGGCTGGACGATCTATGGGAACCAAGCCAAGATCACGCCGATCCCGTCCACGACGACAGCCGGAACCTTGTACTACTTCCGTTCTGAGCCAGCCCTCTCCAGCGACTCGTCGTCACCTTTGATGCCGGTCGTCTACCATTCGGTGATCGTCGCCTACGCTTCGCATCTGTGCGCCGCTCGACGCCAAGACGAACAGCGAGCTTCCCTGTACCTGCAAGAGTACGGCACGTTCCTGAAGTCCATGAACGACGACAACCGGACGACCATCAAGAGGCGAATCAAGTTCACACGCGCCCGCGACTACGCCACCTGGGAGTAGCCGATGGCCTCCTTCCAGATCGTTTACGACGACTTCTCCGGCGGTCAGTACATGGGGCCACGCTCCACCAACTGGCCAAAAAACACATTTAGTGGTGAAGACGCAATTGCCAATACCTATGGTGAAGTCATGGCCGGTGGTGGTATGTACACGGCCTACATTCAAAGTCCTGTCACCAATAGCACTCAAGCAAAGGTGATGGATCAATGGATTATTGGCGAAAACATTTACTCCTTTTGCCAATGGTATGCCAGTTCAACATGGACTGCCAAAATGCTTTCTTTCAATGTTGCTAATGGAACCGTCTTCCCCAGCCCAACGGTCACTACCACGTCGCTAACTGGTCAGATTGGCGGAAAGGTTGCCTACGACAACAGCAACAGCAAGTTCTTTTATGTGCGATCCGATGGCGGTAGTGCTGGGTACATCCGATCTGTTACGACATCTGGCACAGACGCAAGCGTTTCAACTGCGCTTGGCGCAACCGGCATTACCAATATTGCTTTGTACGGATATCGCCTTGTTGCGTGGGGTGACACCAGCAAGAGGCTCTACTACAGCAACACCGACCTCGCCACATTTTCAACCAGCCAATATTACGAGTTCACAGGCGAGGTTCTAAATGTATTGCCTCGATCAAATGACCTGCTGGTTGTCTGTACGACTGGTGTTTTTAGCCTTGTGGGTGTGCTTGGGTCGTCAGTTACCATTCAACTAATCCTTCCAGGCGCAAATATGCCTGAAGGTATGCGCGATGCAATCATTGTTGGTCGAAATGCAATCTTTCCCGATAATTCACGAAGTGGGAATCTTGATGGCCGCCTTCACGAAATGATCGGATCAACAATTCGCCCAATCGCAAATATTGACTTCAACTCAATTCAATACGTTGGGGCAATTGGCGGCTACGAGCAGATGCGTTGTTTCAATGCTCCAGACTCAGGCATTGCCATCGTGCTGAAATCAGGAAGTGTTTACGTTCGCCGTCAAGATGGTGTTTGGAAGTTTATGAGTAATTCCTACGTTGGAGTCACTAGATCAAATACCGACCAAATACATATCGCTCGCCCTGGCGTCAATGCACAAAACGAATACATCATTGCCACATTTGTTGATGCTGACGAAAACTACCAAATACGGTTTGATCGAGGCATCTATGGCGTGACGGATACAACCTATTTGGACCACGACTTTAGAACAACCACAACTGCATCCGGCGAAGCGATGGCCCCAAGTGGAACGGCGCGATTAGCGGAGTATTGGCATTCAAAGCCATTCAGCGTCAAAAACGCTATAATTGAATGGACAGGTCGAACAAACTCGTACATCACGGTGCAAATAATTCCAACTGGCGTAGTTGACACGCCTGGTGCAGATGTGTTTGATGGGCGAAGTGAATATTTGGACACCACCCTAGACGCCTCATACGTTTTCAACACGGAACGCATTTTCGTCAATAATGCCCAGAAGGGTTACGGCGTCAAGATTTCTGTTTCCATGTATGACTCTCGAGTCAAGCGCGTCATCCTGAACTGCGAGGACTGACGTGCCGTTCAACTACACGTTCCGAGCTGACGACCTTGAATCCGTTTCATCCGAGGATCGTGACCTACTCGAGAACCGTGACCGTGAACTGGAACTGTTCCTGCAACTGGCCGTCAATCCGACCGGTGCTGTTCTACCGTATGCCGGTGCTACAGCCCCGTCGGGCTACCTGCTGTGCGACGGATCAACCTTCAACGGCGACCAATACCCCGAACTTCGAGACTGTCTCGGCGATACCTACGGCGTTCACAGCGGAACCTCGTACTACCTACCGAACCTCAAAGGTCGAGTGCCGGTCGGAAAAGATGCCTCGCAAACCGAGTTTGATGCGATGGGTGAGACTGGCGGCGCAAAGACGCACACCCTGTCACAAACTGAAATGCCGGTTCACACCCATATCCAGAATGCTCACTCACATATAATTGACGGTGCATTGATTCCGCGTGGGACTGGCTCGGATTTCCGTGAGGTAACCGACGCTGGTGCGGGTACTAGCAATGTTACGACTCGTAGTGAAACTGCCACCAACCAAAACGCGGGTGGCGGTGGGGCGCATAACAACCTTCAGCCTTATGTAGTCTTGAACTACATCATCAAAACGTGACGAAAGGAGCCTGACATGACTATCCCGCCGTCCCTCGCACAGCCGTCATTCTCGCAGGCTCCCATCGAGACCACCGACCCGAACGCCATCTCCAAGACGATCCTGGATGCCAAAGGCGACCTAATCTCAGCGACTGGTGCAGACACCCCCTCTCGAGTTGCGGTCGGCTCGGACGGACAGGTTCTGCTCGCCGACTCCACTCAGGCATCCGGCCTGCGTTGGGGTGCTGACCCTGTCACCGCCACCTTTGATGCTAAAGGCGATCTGCTTGTCGGCACCGGCCCAGACACGTTCGTGCGTCTACCTGTTGGCACCGATCTCCAAGTGTTGGTCGCAGACCACAACGAGGCGTCCGGGGTGCGCTGGTCGTCCGAACAAGACCCGAACGCCATCACCAAGAGCATCATTGACGCCAAAGGTGACCTGATCGCCGGAACCGCAGCCGACACCCCAGCACGTCTCGCTGTCGGCTCTGACGGGCAATACCTGATCGCAGACTCCACACAGACGGCAGGTATCAAATGGGCGACCCCGAACATCACGCTTGGTACGGAAACCACCGGGAACTATGTGGCTGGCATTACCGGCGGTACCGGAGTTACTGTCACCGGATCAGGTTCGGAAGGGGCAACCCCCTCC